CCGCGGTTTCTTTTGGCAACCAGAAGAGATTAGCTTAAGCAAAGATGCTAATGACTTCAAGGACGCCAGCGCCGCAGTCAAGCACATTTTTACTAGCAATCTATTGCGACAAACCGCATTAGACAGCTTACAAGGTCGTGGTCCTAGTCAAGTATTCGCTCCTGTAATATCCTTGCCAGAACTTGAAGCATTGATTTATAATTGGACCTTCTTTGAAACAAATATTCATAGTAAGAGCTATAGTCATATCATTCGTAATATCTATAATGTTCCAAAGGATGTGTTTAATACAATCCATGACACTAAAGAAATCATTGATATGGCTTCAAGTGTGGGTAACTACTATGAAGCATTGCATATCCTCAACTGTAAAAAACAATTACATCTACCAGTAGTAGAAAGTGAGCATATTAAAGCAATTTGGATGGCATTACACGCTAGCTATGCATTAGAAGCATTTAGATTTATGGTGTCATTTGCTACTAGCTTGGCAATGGTTGAGAATAAACTCTTTATGGGTAATGGTAACATCATCAGTTTAATCTTGCAAGATGAACTGCTACACAAAGGTTGGACAGCTTACTTGATCAATCAAGTTATCAAAGATGACAATCGATTTGCTGCCATTAAACAAGAATGCGAACACGAAGTCTATCAGCTTTATATGGATGTCATCAGAGAAGAAAAAGAATGGGCAGACTATCTATTCAACAAAGGTCCGGTGATTGGACTAAATGCAAATATTCTCAAAGACTTTGTGGATTACACTGCAATGGGTGCATTGAAAGAAATTGGAATCAAGTATCAAACTATCTCACCCAAAACTACTCCTATTCCGTGGTTTAATAAACATACTGACACAAGTAAAAAACAGTCTGCTCTTCAGGAAACAGAAAGCACGAATTATGTTATGGGAGTGATGAGTGAATCATTACACTATGATGAATTACCCGCACTATAAGGAAATAAAATGAAAGCAATTATCTGGTCAAAATATCATTGTACCTTTTGCGATCAAGCAAAGGCATTACTAACACAAAAAGGTATCCCCTTTGAAGAACGCAAAATAGGCGATGGTTACACAAAAGAAGAATTATTAGAGGCAGTACCAAATGCCCGCACGGTACCACAAATTTTCCTTGATGGAGAACTTGTGGGTGGGTTCACTGAACTCAAACAAAAATTAGCAGATTAAAAGGAATACAATGAAATTCACAATAGGAACAGTAGTTACCTTAAAACTTAACAGTGGTGAGGAATTAATAGCCAAAGTAGTAGGCGACACAGATATGAACGGATTTATTACGGTAGAGGAACCCGTGTCAATTGCTCCGGGTCCACAGGGTTTAGGTTTAGTGCCTAGTGTGTTCACTGCGGATCCAAAAGGTAAATTTATGTTAAACACTAAAAGTATTTCAATTGTAGCAGCAACCGATGACAATGTAAAACTAAAATATTTGGAAGCGACCACTGGCCTAAAAATTCCTGATAAGAAAATTATACTAGGCTAACTTACACTTATCACCGTGCCATCTATTTAAACTAGGCTTGCCCATTGTTTTTAAACAATGTGGACAAGTCTTTTTAATATTATTAGGATTATTATTTCTAAAATTAATACTTTGATTTAATTCCATTGTCTTTTTTCTTTTATCCTTAACAGATTGACAGTCAGGAGATGTTCCATTTAATAGCATAGTATTCTGTCGTTTTGCTTGTATGTTTGGGTTACTAGGATGCGAGTTATTAGAGGTCTTTGTGTTATTTGTCTTATCAATTATTAATTTGTCAGATGGATGTGTCCCGTTATTCTTTTTACTTAATTGAATTTTCTCTAAGCTTTTTGAAGAACGAGTTATTCCGGTCAATGCAGTACTAATCTTATCACACCATTCTTTAGTGCGAACCATATTTCGTAATCCATCACCCCCATCTGTTTTATTTCGTAATATACCTGTACCTATATCTTTACGACCATATGCCTCTATTAGAGTTGTTTCGTGTGTAAATGCGGAATCCTCAGACATTCCAGATTCTAAAATTACAATACGGGAAAGGTCTGTCGGAAGATGAATTTCGACTTTTCCCTTAATCCAAGCACGCGCATTAGAGCCCTTACCAATGTAATAAGGTGTTCCGTCTTTTCTTAGATATGCGTAAACATAAAACCCTGAGGGCGGGTTTGATTTTGAATAAATATTCATACTGATTGCTCCTTAAATAGCGTTAGAGTAGTTGGGAACGCTAATTCCGCGAACTACACTTTTATTTAGCATAAATATACTATAGAAAGACAATATAGACATATGGCACAGTTAAGTAGACAAGGTGATGCAAACACTACCGGTGGAACCATAATCAGGGGAGCAGGTACGGTGTTTGCTAATGGAATTCCCGTGGGACTGCATCTCAGCGCAATCACCTCGCACGCCCCGTTTGGAAGAAAACCACACCCGCCACATCAGGCAGCACAAACTACAGATGGTAGCCCCACTGTTATTTGTGAGGGTGACCCTGTCTTACGAGTAGGTTCAGGTAATACCTGTGGTCACACGATTATTGAAGGTAGCCCGGACGTATTCTGCCCATGAGCCAGTCTGGTAAACAAAGCCCACTGGGCGTTAATGTAAACGGATCCCTATTACAAAATGTAGGGTTTTACATTAATCCGGTCGCTCAGGGTTATATGGGCACTAGCAAAACAAACACTGATTACACAATGGGCACTGTGGTTGGAGGAACTTGTCTTCGGCTTCTTGCTTATGCAATCAATGATGCTTATACTAGAGGAGTGGTGGCGCAGACCCCCACCGGAACATCAACCTATGACAATTTAATTTCAATTGGGGCTGGCACGATACCGGCATTAGGTGATAGTAAACCAACTACTTACATAGTATCCGATCCCTCAGCTAGATGGCAAGGTGAAGCTACTACTGGATATAGTGAAGTAGGCGATACTGGGCAAGGACAAAGCGCAACTTGGATACCTTACAACACTAATAATGCGAACAAAAGTGTAACTCAGTGGGGTTACTTACGATTACCAGCATTGCAGGCTTGGAATGAGTTTAATTGGAATGGCATACCAGCCGGCGCCGGAATGCCAGAATACAAAGATTTTGTATCATCCTTCTTAACACTTGATGGATTTGTACGCTATTCTAACACTGCTATCAATGCGATGAAGCAAGGACAAACCTTCTTAGAAGGCACCTACAGCAATATGAATGATTTGATAAGTGCTGATATCACTGGTGTTAGCTTGTCAACAACTGCATTTGGTCAAGATTGTATTACTGCTGGTAAAATTATTGATCTATCAAAGATTTTGAAGTTTGGATTACCTTCGGTATTGTTACAAACTATTAAAAAATACAATGCGCAAACACAATCACTGAGTGTGGCATTGCTATCGGCTGGATTGATCAGTTCCGAAATTGATGCTATTACCAGGGGCACAGCAGCTTCTATTAGCAAGGAACAAGAACAACGGATATACGGCGCATTTTTAATAATTGTTGGTCAAGACTTGGCAGATATATTAGTCCCGTTAAATTGTAAAACAGAGGGGCTAGACTCATTGGCCGACTTGCTGAATATTAAAAAAATATTCCCAAACTCATACCGATCACTTACTGTTCCTATATATAATGCCAATCCTGGCCCTACAAATAGTAAAACATATTATCCGATATTTGAAGAGAATGCAGTTAGCATTAGAATAGAATCTCCGGAAGTTAAAGCAATTGTCGGCACCGTTGTTCCACCAGGACTACCACCGATAATTATCCCGCCTTCTATCGAGCCTGAAATTATCAACGCAATAATAGATGCCCCGCCAAATACCCCTGTAATAGATATAGTTCAACAAATCATATCTGGTGGAGAGCAAGAGCAAACCGGAACAGCGTTCACCGGTACCTACACTGCTGCCCCCTTTAATAATGGTGACAGTGGTGGCGGACCGTTTTAGAAAGTATCAATCACAATGGCTGAATCATTAAATTTTCAAGTAGCAGCAGAGGGGTTTGGATCCTTCTTAGAGGGCATATTGCCTGATGATATCGCCACTAGTGCGGGAGCGTTCTCAGCTTCTATGCAACAAATTAGAAACATTAGGGCAGTTAATTTTGAAAATTTTGCACAGGTAGTGTACTCAATTGAGACTACTAAAGGGCTGGATCAGGTTAACGGGACCAATGTTCCTACCAACATACCGCTAGCGGCGGCAGGACACAATTTAACAGCACTGGGTAGCGGTGCCTCCGGCACGTATACGATGAGTGACTTTTTTGGTTGTATGTCCGGGTTGCCGTATATGTGGCAAGACATTTATTCAGGCATTCAAACGATAGAAACAGCTACGCTATATAACATCTATAAACAATTGTATCTCGCAGTTACTTGGGAACTTGCAACCGCCTCAGTACAATATACCGGGCCAGATGGATTTGGCAACTATTCTATATCAGGTATAACTCTCACTGATTCAGGCGGAGGATATGGGCGAGAAGGTGCATCAGCGCCGACAGTAACTTGTAGTTGGGCATCCCCTACGTCTTCTATAGGAACTGATGATGCAAATATTACTAACTTTGGTAGAGTTACATCTATCAATGGACTTACTTTTCCGGCTACCTCAGGTTCAGTTCCTACTTTAACAATCGCTTACCCTCCCGGTACAGGATCGTTCTCTAATAGTATTGTTCAGGGATACATTGATGCTGCTAATGCAGAAATAGCAGTCATCCGCACCGTACGCCCTATTTTATCATTAGATTTGAATACTGCGTATGATGCTACAGGGGCACAATTGTTGATAGAGCAACGGGCTAGGTATACAAGTCTTCCACCTGTACCAACTACTACGCGAGATATCTGGTTGAATTTGTTCCCCACATCAATCTATGTGTTTGTAGATGCCATACCATATCTAGCACTGAACACGTTGCCACATATGACAGCCCAAACACTAGAAGCTATTTCTAACCTAACTTTACCGGGTGGACAAAGCATTGTTGCTATGATGCGTCAAGAGCGTAATCAATATAGATTAAGGGCAATAGGGATTGAGTTAGATAATAACATCGCCGGCGCGCTTGATCCCATAGTTGAACGGTTGTTGATTGCTAATGGCACGCTGCCTCTAGCAATCAGTGGAATACCTGTAGTGGGTATTAACGGTACTCCTGACTCACCGATCACAACTTACACCACACCTAGTATACTTACACAGCTAGACCCTGCAGGGAATGTTATTACTCCGGTACCAATTGGGTACGTAGATCCTAACACCGAACTCTTTATGGTTACTAGCCCGATCCCAGGTGGGACTAGTGGTGTTACTGTGCTAGGTCAGCAATCTCCTATAGCAGAAATCCTCAATACTGCTAGGACAAACGTCGCAGGTATTAATCTATTGGGCCCGGAATTGAATGGTACTGGCCCTGCAAGAGTACCATTGAATGGTGGAGGCACTGGCGGTGTTGGGCTTCAGTCCGGTGGCGGGAGTATCGGGACTGAAGGTGTGCCGAGAACTCAGCCAGGGGTTCCCGTTATCCCTATTGCTGTGGTCAGGGCAGGACCTAGAGTAGCAACAGGCGGCGGCCTGCCAATCGATACAGGAAAAGCAGTAGAGCCCGGAAGTTTAGCAGGCTCAAAAGCAACAACTCTGTTGCCCGTTACGCTGAATGCGGCTTATACAGCCGCTACGCTGTTGCCATCTATTTACACGGTGGCAGAAGCAATTGATGAAGTAATCAAATGTAATTGTGATTGCTGGGTACAATAGGTTACCCTTTTTACTAGCAAACTCATAGCCTTTGTGCTATAATGATTAGTATGAATTAATACCTGTCATAACCTAAGAAAGGAAGTAAAATGGAATTTTCCATTAAAGCAATCAATAGACTTTTTGGTTTGTTGTTGATAGCGTTTTTGTTAAACGCGGTAATTACTTTTAAGTTTGGAACATTAAAAGAAGTTGTAATAGACAAACCAAAATCGTATGTATCATCCACAAATGTGGATAGGACCCTGGATTGTCTTGCTATGAATATATATAAAGAAGCCGGGCACGAAACATTTGAAGGTAAAGTTGCTGTGGCTCAGGTTACATTGAATAGAGTAGATAGCCCATATTTTCCTAATGATATCTGTGGAGTGGTGTATCAAAAGAATTTTGTTATGGAGAAAGTAATATGCCAATTTAGTTGGTACTGTACTGGAATTCAAAAGGCTAAACCAATTGACGCTGCTTATAAAGAAAGCTATGCTGTAGCTAAAAAGGTTCTTTTAGAGGGATTTAGACTTGATAGTTTGCGTGATGCTTTATATTATCACGCAGTATATGTAAGTCCAGCTTGGCCATACGAGAAAATTACTAAAATCGGAAATCACATTTTTTACAGGAATAAAAAATAATGGAACACATTTACAACTTTGTCAGCTCGATTGTTACGGCGATCACCGTTTTTATTACCACTAAATTCAGTAAGATATCTGCTGATACACTGGGCTGGCTTACTAACATTTGCCTACACGCTGCAACGATTCCCTCTATCTTGGCATTAATGACAGGTCTTACTGACAAGACCCCTTCTGTAGATATTGTGTTGATGTTGTGGGCGGCATTGGGATTGCTGTTTTTTAGGGCAGTCTTGCTTAAAGATTTACTAAACATCGTAACGATTGGTGTAGGGTTTATGCTGCAAGCAATGGCATTGGTATTGATTTTCTTTAAGTAAGAGAACAAATTGGGTGATCTTTCTATCAGTCCAGAACGACATAGTTTTCTAATAAACAACGCTATTGCCAGGGCTGAAGAAAAGAGCGATAATACTGCTATTGATGTAATCACAATGTGGGAGAAAATGATAATGGACACCAGACAAAAAGAACAAGAACCTGACTGGCAAAAAAATAACATGGAAAATGATCTCCGCAGCACTGAATGGATTCTTGAAAAAACAAGAACAAGTAATTCATATGCACAAAATCTGTATGCGGCAATGTGTAATCGAGAATTTGTACAAAATGCTGTATGGTCTTTACTTAAAGATCAACGCTGGAGTTGCTCGTGGCGCTCGGCTGGCGGAATCATTGCCGATATGCAAGAAAAAGGTGACTACATTGACTGGTATTGTTCAGGTATCAGGGATACTTCCAAGGCAATCGATGATGAACAATTTTCCTTGATGAGTAAAGAACAACAAGAGTATTATATAACAACGATGAAATATGTTGGTGAAGGAACCGTCACTGATGAAATTAAAGCTGATTTGTTGACATTGGGATGGATAGTTCTAGACGATGACGACTAAAATAAGTACAGTGGTTAGTGTTTAAATCATAAATACAGTGATAAAGGAATACTATTATGAGTTATTCAGCCGCAGTAATTGATCATTATGAAAATCCCCGTAATGCAGGAAATTTTCCCAAAGACGAAGAAAATATAGGTACAGGATTAGTAGGAGCGCCGGCGTGCGGAGACCTGATGAGACTTCAGATAAAAGTAGATCCAATCACAGGAGTTATAAAAGATGCTAAATTTAAAACGTATGGGTGCGGGTCAGCAATTGCTTCATCAAGTCTCGTTACTGAATGGATTAAAGGCAAGTCGCTTGACGAAGCAGCAACAATTAGAAACACACACATCGCAGAAGAACTTGCCCTCCCACCAGTCAAAATCCACTGCTCAATCCTCGCCGAAGACGCCATAAAGGCTGCGATAGCAGATTATAGATCAAAGCATTAAGGTATGAATAAAGTATACATTTTAGTAGGTGTGCCGGCCTCAGGTAAAAGCACATGGTGCCACACACAACAATTTGATTGGGGTAACACTATCATAGCAAGTACTGATACCTATGTCGAAGCCTATGCTACTAAAATTGGTAAACCATACAGTGAGGTATTTGAAGGGATAATGCCCACTGCTGTCAATCATATGGTGGATACTGTGTTATGGGCTGTAAACAGGCAGTATGATATCATTTGGGATCAAACAAGTACCACTGTGCTGTCTAGGGCAAAAAAATTGCGTATGCTACCCAGTAGATATGAAAAAATAGCGGTAGTGTTCACTACACCTGAACCAGATGAGTTGCTGATCAGATTAGCTAGTAGGCCCGAAAAAGTGATCCCGGATACTGTAATACAAACAATGATTAGTAAGTGGGAAGAACCTTCTATCGATGAAGGATTCGATAAAATTATATATGTGAGTTGAAATGAGCGCAGAACAAGACAAAATCAAACATAGTAGAAGACTACTCAAAGATGACAACACCGTTGTCAAACAATTAAAAATTGCCAAAGCAACTGGCGCCGTCCAGCAAAAACTTCTAGACCAGCCACACCGTTTAGCTAAACATCACGCTATGGATTGTGGTAATCCAGGATGCGGCATATGTGGTAATCCACGACATTTACACAAAGATGGACTAACGCTGCAAGAACGCCGTATGTTTCAAGAAGTTGATGACATTAGAAAAAATCCCAGCAATGGTATCTTACCACCCACTGAGCCCGAATCTAAGGAAATACTATGAATTGGGTAGATGATGTAAGAAGCAGCTTGCCGGCTCACGTGAGCGATCTTAGTCAGCTAATAGATTCCGCGATCAATCACAGTGCGTTGGATCCAGTAGATGCTCACGCTTGTGCGTTAGTAGCAGCTATTAGTAATAGCAACGGTGAATTGGCGTATGAGATTCAACATAACAGCGTCTTGGTCGGCAAACCAGAACGCAAAGCTGCGAAAATAGCAGCAGCGAACGAAAGTGTTAATAGTGTTTGGTTTAACTATGTTGAAATGTCGGAAGATGATACCATGCGACTGCTATCGTCTGGAATGATTCTTGATGCATATAACGACCAGTCACCACACGCCGTGTCTAAGAAGAAATTTACAATGTATTCATTATGTGCCAGCATTATAAGTAAGTCACCCTCTAGAGTGAAACAGCATTATCAGCAATTACAATCAGACGGGGTACCCTTACAAGAACTGATGGCTATCGGACTTATCGCAGCAGCAGTAACTGCTATCGGTAAAGTGGCGGTGTAAAGTATCCGCCGGGCGGTGTAATGCAATTACATCAGATTCACGATGCATCTAACGAGGTTGTAATGAAAATGTTACAAACCTCTCTGGCAGGAATAACGGATGCAAATCTGTTTACTAATTATCATCCGGATCACTCCCGCGATCCCGCTAATATTTTTTATATTTTGAATGATTCCACCGGCCGATACCTGAAAGGTTGCTACTATGTGTTAGAAGATAATGGTGAATACGTGTGCAGTGCCGGGTACAATGAATATGACTTAGATCATACTGTAGCACTTGCCCTTACTAGAGCCTATATAATGCCAAAATACCGTACTAAATACTTTATGGCAGAATATATACTGCCTAAAATTATTGAAAATACCACTCACTATCAGCACCTGTATATCACTGCTAACTCATATAATAGTGCAATATATCAATGGTTCATTAGAGCACACGAAGGTAAACGCACAGTTATGTTCAATGATTGGCCTGATATCTATAGAAAGTTCAAACCGATTGGGAAAAAGAATATATACTATACAGAGCAGTATGTGATTGAATTAGATAGGACTACTTTATGACAGACCAAGAAAAAATTAAATTTATTGAAGAGTATGTATTACAAATCTTTAAGAAAAATATTACATTGTCTCCGACGGATGTTCTATTAGATATCGGCCTAGATTCATTGGATGTTGTAGAGTTGCAGATTTATTATGAAGAAATAACCTCTACTGAAATAACCAACGAAGCTACTGTAAGCACTATCGGTGATCTGATGGCTATTATGGCATGAATTTCACATTAAACAATCACCTAAGGTACACCATTGGTGATCGATTATTTGGTATACGAGAGTATCCATATGAAAAATTTAAAGTATCTATTGGTAAAATAGACACAGACTACTATAAAACAAGCAATTGGCTGCAAGAGCAATATAGAGTTGCAGAGTTAATAAGTAAAGAATACGGTAATGATTTTGTAGTAATGTTCAGCGGTGGTACCGATAGTGAAATAGTGCTAAGGGCATTCAAACATATAGGTATAATTCCTAGAGTTGTTTTCATTAAATTTACCAATGATTATAATGTAGATGATTTCATAATGGCTAAGCGGATTACGGATGACTTGGGATTGAGATTAGAATCTATTGACTTTGATGTAAAAGAGTTTTATCACAGTGGGCAAGCATATGAATTTGCTGCCGATATTCAATGCAGACAAATGGCATATCTCACAGTGTATCATCATATTCGAAAAATGCAATTACCTGCAGTTATGGGAGGTGAAATGATGCTACGTAGACATACATCGCCAGTTGGCGGCAAATGGTATTATTGTTTCAGAGAAAATGAAGATGCCAGTGCAATGCGATTTAGTTTAAAATTTAATGTGCCGTTAGTGAATGAATGGTTTAGCTACACACCGGAAATGATGGGGTATTATTTGGCTCATCCTAAAATTCAATGGTTAATTACAGATCGATTTAACTACAAGACATCTAGTGTTAGCACTAAAAATGAAGTGCTTGCTGAGCTAATGCCTTCTATCTTAGATAAAGTAAAAACACATGGCTATGAAAAATTGATGGGTTTTAATGGTGAAACGTATAACACCTTGTATCTCAGTCACATGAAAAGATTAGAATCTAGTTTAGACGGAATCTTTATTGATGAAGTTTATACTCAACTATTTGGAGAAAAGTATGCCGGTTGTAAAATTAACCAGTGAACATACGATTGCAGTTAGGAACATTTTTAATCACTCAAAATATATGGGTGTTGACAGTGCTAAAATATATCAAGTTGAAAACACGGGGTTGAATGCGTTAACTTATGACATATTTTGTGCCAACTATTTAAGCGATCTTAATAATTATCATTCATTTGGATATGTTGAAGATGGAATAGTAAAAGCTTTAATATCATTCTATGAGAGTGTCGAGGAACCAAGTTGGTTCTATACTTTATATAGAAGCACCGGCAACAACAACTTATTAAGAGAAGTGTTAGATGAAGTTATAAAATACAATGAGTCTAATGGTAGATTGAAGTTTTACACATTGACACATAGCAAACACACTAAGTTGCTACGTCGATTCCATTGGAGTAAGTACAATAATACTCGTTATGGATATTTTGATGAGTACGTAGTACCGGCGAAAAATAAATGTTTCTATATAAATGCTTGGGAATTATTATATAAGAGATTGTTATTGCCGGATGATTCGATAGTAAGATGTAATTATTTACACCAAGAATACAGACAACCGTTAATGCTAGGCGGCAATTTATGAAATATCTTACTTCAGTATCCAAATCATTTTGGTTTCAATTTGTTCCAGCCTGGATTTTTGGTCTGGCTACCATTGTGATGCTCATTTCCGGAATTATCCCGATATACTACCTCTGCGCAACATTCATTATGTGGGTGTTAGTATGTGGGTTAGGAATTGCTGTAGGGTATCATAGGGTATTCAGTCATAAAACACATCAAATTCCAACTTGGAAAGAAAATGTTATTCTACTATTTGCGACATTTGCAGGACAAGGTGGTAGCATATTTTGGACAGCAATGCATCGAGGATATCATCATCCACATTCGGATACAAAAAAAGATATTCATAGTCCAGTAGCATACGACAAGAAAACTGCCTTTGTGGGATGGTATTTTAAAGTTACCGAAAAAAACAGTCCCATTAATATCAAGTATGCGGTTGATTTACTACGGAAATCAAATCATCTCTTCTTTCACAAATATAGTATTACCATATTATGGGGAGTTCCGGCTATCGTCGCATTATTTGATTGGAAATTAGCACTGAGTGCATTTTGGTTAGTAACCTTAATAGGATCAACACAAGATAACTTGGTCAATGTATTTGGTCACGTTAGGGGTTGGTTTGGGTATAGAAATTTTGAAACAAAAGACCAATCACAAAACAATCCATTCTTGGGATATCTGGCATGGGGTCAAGGTTGGCATAATAATCATCACTATGCACCGGCAGAATATGATTTTGGCTCTGGAATAAGTGGCAAATGGTGGGAATTTGACCCGTGCAACATTTTTAGACCATTCTTAAAATGACTACTTATTATAAAAAGGTCAATTTAAATATAGGGCAAGACCTTGATTTAGACAAACTTAAAGGGCAGATGCTTTTTGAGTATGGATACACACCGTATGGATACACATTTGTGATGTTTCAGATAGCTGATCTAACATATTTAAACAACATTTTTGCATCGGTTTTTAAGATACCGCCGAAATATATCCATCTAGTACAGGTAAATGCTCAAATACGACCGCACATAGATGATCACACTCTAACTAGTATGAATTATTATATTAAACCTCATGGCTTGGCAACCAATTTTTGGCAACCAAAGGAAAATGCTAGACGCCTAAGTCAGGTAAAATATAATTACGGTAGTTCTCAATATGAAGCGACAACATTGGGGTATGTAAGAGCTGATTTAACATTAGTAGATACTTTTACTGCAATTGAAAATGAAGCGTATTTTTTAAATACAAGCGAAATTCATTCAGTCGATGGACGACTACACAACGCTAAAAGAACAATACTGCAATTTCAATGGGATATTCCAATGGATAATTTGATAGAAAAACTAGGATTTTAGAATGAAAATTACTAAATTAACACATACTATTGGTGCAGAAATATCGGGAATCGATCTGGCTAATCCGCTAACTGTGCAGCAAAACGCAGATTTAAAAAATGCACTGCTGGAGAATCACGTGCTATTTTTCAGAGATCAACAACTGGCGCCTGAATATTTACCAACCGTAATACGGCAATTCGGTGATATTTTTTTACATACTACACAACCTAAATACAATAACAATCATCTTATTGGACATTTCGTTGCAGATGAGAATACTACATTTCTCACTGTAGAGGGTAGAGTACTACACGCAGATCGGACTTCTGTAAAACATCCACCGCGTACTTCTATGTTGTATGTGACAGAATGTCCGGACGTCGGTGGTGACACTGTATTTGTTAATACTGTTGCAGCTTACGAATCATTAAGTGACACTGAAAAGCTAATAATGGCACCATTGTATGCCATGCATATGTCGCCTGGCGCAAGCCGCGCAAAAATGGTATGGCCCCCTACATCATCGGTTGACCAAATGGGTCGGCCGCAATGTGCTTCCCATCCAATCATTGCTACTATACCTGAAACAGGAAAAAAGTTCATAAATGTTAATGAAGGATTTACTATAGGAATCCCAGAGCTTTCAGTAGTAGAAAGTAATCATATTTTGTCAAAGCTTTTTTATACTATACTTAATCCTCGATTCTCTTGCAGATTTAAATGGACACCTAATACGATTGCATGGTGGGATAATTTTGGCACACAGCATCAAGCAATATGGGATTACCATCCTAGTACTAGAGTAGGATTTCGAGTTCTTTCTGCAAATCTTTATTGACGGAGTTCGTAAGCGTTGCTGATTTCTAATGATTTAATGCAAACCCAGGGTGGCTGTGATATAATCCATTCAATTGTCTGTGCAATGTACTCTGGTTGCATGGGAGTGTACGAGTTGAATTTGTAATTGGTATAATTTTCATCTGGCGGAGGCCGAGAGCTGACCGCTGCGATCATGTCTGTATATATGTAGTCTGGTTCTAAGCTGGTTATGACTAGTGGTTTTGCTCTTTTATTTGATAGGTTGTTGCTTAGATTTTTTAAAAAAACTTTGGATGCTTTGTAGGTTAACTCACTGAGGCTAGTTGCATGACGTCCGGATATGTTAGCAGACACGCTAGATACATTGATTATATGTCCCCATAGCATCTTTTTATAAAAATTTAATAATAAAAATCCTGCCGCTTCTATGTTAGTACTATACATCGCATCAAAATTGCTGCCAGCAACACCAGCATTATTAATGAATACCTTTGGTGTGTATTTTTCAACTAACATTTCTCTAAAAACAGGATCAGTTATGTCTCCGAGTTCAGTTACAAATTCTCCAGGTGTTCTTGCAACTCCCACAATAGAGTAAGAATCATTAAAATGTTGGGCGCAGGCTAGACCAACGCCGCGGCTTGATCCAGTTATTAACATAATTGGTTTAGTCATTCTTTATCTTCTCTATTAATTTATTTCTCTTGCCGCCCTACTTAAACGACCCCGACGTATAACTAACGTTTTGTTATTTTGGCTAGATAAAGTTTTAATTCCGACATCCCCGATTATTTCGCGAATGTAATCCCATTTAATGTCTGCTAAATTGGATAAGAAATGAATATTCTCGATCTCATATCTCTCTAAGAATAAAGAAGGATTTACCGTTTCAATAATTTTTTTAACGTTCTTTTTTCTTGAAGTTGAAATGCTGTCACGTACTACGTAATAGAATTCAAAGTACTCTTTAGTTTCTGCATACTTAATGCCCGCTGCCATCATCGAAAGACAAACTTCAGCATAATAATCGGTTAATTTTAAAGTAGACTTACTGTTCTTGACATATACATTTGAAAAAATCCAAATAGGAATAATTTTCCAAAAATGTTGGGTGGAAATGCCTACACATATATTGTTGTCATAGCAACCATACACTCTACCAACTGTTAACATATTTTGCAACTTTTGTAACAGGCTAGAATGATCTATTGGAACTCCGTATATCGTGGTATGATGAAATATACAACTTTTTATATCTTCAATGTCATTTATGGTTAATTCTCTGGAGTGCATACTATATACCGGGTTATTCAACTTAACTTAGTGATTTTTAGCTTTGGACCTAATTGTAGATAAATATATTTATGTTCTCAGCTAGCGCTCAAACAATACCTAAAGTACAGTTAGTAACTGGAATTGCCTCGTTATTTGGAATATTCTGGGCAGACTTCACCGGTCCTAACATAGCTATACTGGTTGCTAGTTTTTATATTTATAGCATTTTAGGCATAAGCCTAACTTTTCACCGTTATTACTCGCACCATTCATTCGAATTTAAATATGCGTTTATAAAATGGATATGCACATTGATTGCGATTTTATCAGGCAGGGGCAGTCCAATTGGATGGGTGTATATTCATAGAATTCATCACGCATATTCAGACACTCCCAAAGATCCACACAGTCCTAAGTATTTGGGATTTAAACTATTTGGATTCAAACACGTTAAAAAACATCTCAGCGGAGATATGAATTATTTTATAGTTAAAGACTTGATGAAGCCAATTCAATTGAAAATTAACAAATATTATTTTTTGATTATTTTAGTTTTTGTTCTATTGCTGGGAGTAATAAATTTAAATCTATTATATTTTGTGTGGATTCTACCGGTGTTCTTGATACAGTTAAGTCAAAAAGCTTTTAACTATTATTCACACACTAGTGGATACAGAAACTTTGACACAAAGGATAATAGTACTAACAATATTTGGCTATGGCCATTTATCTGGGGCGACGCCTGGCATAACAATCATCACGCTAATGCAGCCGACTTATCTACCAAAGTGCGCAAATATGAGTTTGATCCGGTGGTAACTCTGGCAAACGTAATTAGAAAATAATAAATACATATATGCACACATTCACTACATTCACTACATCCAGTACTAAAGGTGTACAATCATTTATGATATTATCGTTGTTAGGTACTATTATTGCACTATGTATCTACGGGGTGTCAATTAATGCGGTATTGCTCACTTTTGCAGGTTATTTTTTATATGGGTGTTTAGGAATTGTAGTTACGTATCATAGAAGATTGACACATAGCAGTTACAAAACCTATACATTACTGACTAGAGTGTTGTCTGTGATTGGATGCTTTGCTGGAACAGGAAGCCCGCTAGCTTGGGTAGCTATCCATATCAATCATCACTTGAAGAGCGATCAGGTAGATGACCCGCATAGTCCAATACACAAAGGTCTTAGAATCTTTACCCTTGATTATGTAAATGAAGTTGATGCTGATACTAAATGGCGTATGAGAGCGTTAGTTACAGACAAGTTCCATCAATTCCTACATAGGTATTATTTTGTAATCTTAGCAGGGTATAGTCTTTTATTGTTCATGATTGGTGGATTTTGGTTAGTAGTGTTCGCACACTTGGCACCAGCATCATTAACCGGGATAATGAGCAATGTTGTGAACTATGTTGGACACAAACCAACTTGGTGGGGAGGCTACCGTAGTTATAACTTGAATGATCACTCAGCAAACAATTGGCTATGGGCTATTCCAAGCTGGGGTGAGGCCTGGCATAACAATCATCATAGATTTCCTAAAAATTATACCTACACACAAAAATGGTGGGAATTTGACATTTCTGGATTAATCATTAAAATAATTAAAACATGAATTGTATATTACTATACGGCAGTAATATGATGCCGTTACAAAAACACGGTGGGGTCTTTAGAATTGCGTCAGAATTAAGAAAGCACGATTATTCGGTAATGTGCTTAGATATGGGAGCATTTGAACGAGTAAGCAAACTAGATCAAATCGCAGAAATCCTATCGAATGTAGTTACTGAAACTACACTGTGGGTAGGCTTTAGTACTTCGTTCTTTGATAAGATATTTGGATTGAATTTTCGTTCAAAACGTGAGACAAGTCCCAAGCTAGAGGCATTTCTCGCGTTTATACGCACATTAAATCCCGATATAAAAATAATTGCGGGCGGATCTAGATACTTTCCGTTGGAAAGACACGGGGTTACTATTTTCAAAGGTTATAGTGATAAAGAGATTGTTGACTTTACAAAATGGTGCTCCACAAAAAAATTATCTAACTTAGAATTTACTACTAGCTTAGTTCAAGGAACTGAATTTAAAGAGTTCTCTTCTAGCCAAATCCGATATGTGAAAGAAGATTTAGTACAATCATTAGACGCCCCTCCTATCGAAATAAGTAGGGGATGTATTTTTAAATGTAAATTTTGTGCATTTCCGTTAAACGGAAAAACAAAGGGTGATTGGGTCAAGCACGGAGAAATATTGCTAGATGAGTTGAATTATAACTATGATAAGTTTGGAATAACACATTATACCTTCACAGATGACACCTACAACGATAGCCTAGACAAGTTAAAATATTTACACGATACCGTATTTTCTAAACTTAAATTTCAGATACACTTTTCAAGTTATCTACGCCTAGACTTATTGATGAGATTTCCTGAATCAATAGAATATTTAAAAGCATCTGGTCTTCGCTCTGCTATGTTTGGAATAGAGACTATCAACCACCAATCAGCAAAAGCAATAGGAAAAGGTGTAGAACCGTATACACAACTGGAGTATATAAGGGAATTAAAACAGAATGCCTTTAAGGACATACTGATATCGTCAGGGTTTATTCTAGGGTTACCCTATGATACATTCGATACTTTACAGGAGTTTGATGAATTTCTATCTTCAGACAGAAATTATTTGGACTCTTGGCATATTAGCGCACTGGGAATAACCCCTCCCAATCGATTCAATAACACTTTTTATTCTGAGTTTGATCTAACATACGAAAAATATGGTTATGAAGTAGACGATTTCGGCTGGTTTAATAAAAATACAGGATTATCATATGCCCATTGTTATCAAATTGCCGAAACCATAATGGAAAAATCAAAGAAGCACCCGAAATGTAAATTTGCTGGATTTTCGTATAATTATGTTCGTAGATTAGGTATACCGGAGTCTGACATAATAACTCTATCAAGAACAGAATTAGAATCTAAATATAATTTGGGACTGTTAAGTAATCAAGAGTGTGAAACTTATGTAACTAGTATGCTAAACTTATCCCGAGATATTAAAAATTTAAGATGATACATCTATGCGAACACAATTGGCATCAATGGCAATATGGCAACGATCTACCATATGGCCGGCAGACCGCTAACGAACCATTTAAAACTATCTATCATAAAACAGATAAACTGATTCGGTCATATAAAGAAGAGTTATTGATCGCTGCCCAAAGCACAATGGATCATTACCCTGGATTGCAGCCTAGTATTTTTTTTAGTGGCGGAGCTGATAGTGAACTCGTATTACGTTCTTATTTGGGAATAGGTGCTAATCCAAAAGTCTTTATCGTACGTTATGAAAATGATTATAACATATATGATGTTAGTTATGCAGTAACTATTTGTTCGTTGTTAAATACACCGTATACTATTATTGATTTTAATTTAACAAAATTTTATGAAAATGACGCCGAATCTATCTCTGAGATGGCACAAATAGACAGACCTAGAGCCCTGCCATATTGTAAATTTTTAGAGATCGATGATGGTTTTCCGGTCTTGGGAGAGGGAGATCCTTATTGGGTACGTCTAACTAATGACTACTCTCAACCCGGTCTCTGGAAATTCAGAGACGTAGAAACGTTCATTGGATGGGAAAAATATGCTATACATCTAGATAAGCCGGCGGTAGTTCAATTTTTAAAATGGTCACCGGGTCTAGTATTGGCCCATACAAACCTTACTTGGTTTAAAAAACTAATTAATGATGAATACTATGGTAAGTTAGGCACAAACTCTACGAAGCTTATTGGCTATCGGGAAGTATACCCGGACATGATTGATAGACAGAAAAAAACAGGTTTTGAAAAAATAGATAGTTTGATAAATGAATTTGCGTTATTCCTTCAAAAAAAGTACTCGGGATCTCATTATGTGCATCTAGTAGATAGAACTGTGGACGAGCTTTGGATGGAAATAGCCGGATTTGAGTATGAGGCCTAGTGAAGAATGAGATTAAATGGACATTATGTTGTTAATGGAGTAGTTATCGCCAATAAACTACGAGCTATTCTTGAGGCTAGTAGAACCAAAACTAGCTTACAGTGGGTTTTTTTTGATGAAATCTTTGCAGAACCTAGTAATATTAACTTTCACACCGTATCATTAAAAGAACTGTATAGAATTAGAGCACAGCAACTGCGAGATACCAATGATTATTTAATTCTTAATTATAGTGGCGGAAGTGACAGCCACAACATATTAATGACGTTCTTAGAGAACCGTATACCGCTAGATCATCTGTACATTCAATGGCCTGAGAGACTAATGGATAAGGGAATTTATACTCCCAATGCCATAGATAGAACAAATGCCAATTTCCATTCAGAATGGGATTTAGTAATAAAAAAAGATTTAGAATGGATCGGTAATAAGAATCCTGAAATTAAGATTGAAATAGGTGATTGGACAAACACACTTAATGAGCAATTTTACAATGATGACATCTTTACCAATGATGTTAGTAATCTTCCTAGCATTGCTAGGTCGCAGAAACAGACCACCTTTAGTCCGACTGAGGGCAAGTTAGCATTACACGGTAAAAAAGTAGCAAGCATATTTGGCGTAGACAAACCTAGTATAGTTAAAAAAGGTAATCAATGGTTCTTTTACTTTATTGATACCGCTTGCATGGCACAACCTAACCCTGATAATCCACACGGTACTGAGTATTTTTATTGGAGCCCCGACTTCCCGGAGATTGCCCACGCACAAGCTCGGGCTATGAAAAGATATTTTGAAATTAATACCAGTAAAACATACTTAGTACAAGCCATGTCGGAGAGAATTCAGGCTCTACCGAGTTTACCAATAACTACTAAAAGTTATGAAAAACACTATCTTGAATATTCTCAGCTTGCAGAAATAGCAAAATTAGTATGTTATCCTTATTGGGATTTCAACAGATTCCAAGCAGATAAACCCTTCGCAGTACTGGATGGATTTAAAATGGGAATGAGGGCGTGGGATAATATACTATCCAAAGTTCCCGGGTTTGATCGAGTACAGCAAGCTTGGGAATATCATTGGAAAAGCTATCTAGATCAAATTGATATGCGATTTATGAGAAACAATGATACACTAAATGTTTGCAAAACAGTATGGCACCCTATTAATTAAATGAACGTATATACGGACTAAATAACACGTGTACATATTTTTTAAGGAAGAAACAAGACCATCAGTAACGATTCCTTTTTATGCTGAAAGGAATCCAGCGTCATCTGCCTATAGGAAATACTTCAATGACACCTATATTACTACTAGTATCTTCATACTATCAGTGGTAACTTATTCAGAAGATCGGTTAACGTTAACTAATAAGATGACATGGATTTCGCGTGCAGGATTCTTACAGTTTTCGACAGACTCATTTTGTTATGACACCCAGATAATTCCAAATAGAATATATAATCGTGAAAATAATATTATATCACGCATATTATTATAGTAGAAGAAAGCAAATAAATAATGTCAATGAATTCTCCAATTTGGAAACAGTTTGATTCCTCTGTTTTTTTTAAAGACTTACAAATACCATCTGACTGGGAAACATTAGAGGATTTTGTAAATTGGTATATGGAGTCTAAAATTCCCATGATGATTCCTTGGAACGCTGAAGTGGTGCGTAGTGATGATGCCGTTGCTATTTGTTTGTTCAGACACGGGGCATACCAAGTTGAATTATACTTAGTATATCCTCAAATGTATATACGTAACCATTCGCATCCTAGAATGGAAGTCATAACTATGGATTTAGGTGGAGGCAGCTTATCACCACGCCAACCAAACAATACTTCAAGGACATGGGGAGATACCTCTACGAAAATACTATCAGGTGAATATCACGGTGGAGAAACCGGTAGTTTATTAGGAAATGGATTTTGTATTCTTTCATTTGAAAAATGGCATAACGTTGATGAAATGACTTCAGCTGCCATTCAATGGAAAGGGGAGTTACAGGGTCCTATTCAAACAAGTCTGATTAAAACACACAAACCAGATGCAGTAATTATTCCGGATAAGTATGCTGATGTGTCTGATGCATTTATAAATCTCTAATTTTAAAGATAAATATATTATAACTTTATAGGAAAAAATATGTATCAGATTATAAGAACCGCAGCAAGACCGTCGATTGATATAGAATTTTTTAAAGTAAGTGATATTGATGACGTTTCAAATCATTTTATGACATATTGGGTTGAAACCTACAGACACACTGATAAATTATTGTTATTGGTACAAGAACATTCAGATGACCAGTTGACCATGACAACTACATTTATTTGGGATAGTGAAGAGACTTGTAATGACGTGTATGCAGATCCGGTAGTTAGTAACTATTGGGCTATTCGCGATGCATATAATACTGAGAATGGCGTTACCTTCTCAGAAGTAAGAAATACACTGTAAAATATTTTGGAGCTCCTTTAAAAGGAGCATAATAATGGAACTTTTTAATCCCCTGTCAAGTGATTGGCTCTCATATAAATTTGAGATGTATAAAAAAATGCAGGTAATGGACACTGCATATTATTGTGAAAAATATAATGGATATGTATTTACCCGATACGATGACGTAAAATACGCATTAAAAAATCACGATATTTTTTCCTCCGGTCGCGGAAATCTTATTCAAGAATCCCCACATCGGTTCAATAGAACACTTGGGGCGTCTGATGATCCAATGCATAGTATCCTCAAAAACATAGTTAAAGAAGCATATAGCAAAGAGAACATTCAACGAATAGTCAATTGTTTTGTAGAAAGGTCAACAGAGTTGTTGGCTGTTAATAATTCAGTTTTTAACTTGTCAAGTTTAGTAGAAGAGGCTAGTGCTTGGGTCAGTACAGAAATTCTGAATTTACCGCATTGCAAAAAAGAAGTTCATAGATTAGTACTTGGCATATTACGGCACGCTAGCCAATCTGTGGCACACAATGTAGATCAGTCATACTACAATGAATTTACTAAGTTAATAGTTAGTTTGCTTAAAAATAAAGTCCCGTCAGTTGGTCCTGGAATATACCATGAATTCATAACACATAGTAAAGACGACACATTGATTTCATTATTTACCGGTCCAACTATTTCTGGAGTTGGATCATTGTCTGGCGCTCTGGGATTTTTAGCAGTAGACCTATATAGGGAGGATCTATTTGAGACATTAAATCAAGATAGATCATTGATTCCCGGGCTGATTAACGAATCATTGAGGTACAATTCTTCATCAGGTAGAAAAGTTAGAACGGTAACAAGAGATATTAGTATGCATAATGTATCCTTGAAATTGGGCGATAAGGTTATTTTGTCTCTAGAGGCAGCAAACAGAGATCCTAATATGTTTGCTGACCCAGATAAATTCTTACCAGAACGCGAAAATGCAGGAAGCCTTGCGTTTGGATATGGAATGCACGCCTGTATTGCATCCGTTATTAGTAAGAAGGTACTTCAAGTATGGGTCGAGTTGTTACTAGGTACATTAGGTAAATATAAAATAACGCCAGACCCCTCAGGATTCGTCTTTCAGATTACCTCTTCCGGTAATCAAGACTCTGTAACTAATCTGATGGTGGAAACTATTTAGGGGATGAAAATATTAATATTTTATACTCCTAGGAGTAAAAGCACAATGATACACGATTTGTGCTGTAAAAAATTCAATTTACGCCCGTTTGGTGACACCATAACAAAAAACAGAATCAAAAATAAGAATTTTAATGAATATCCGCCGTTGATAGCAGTCATCAATGAAAGCGATAGTATGTGCGTTAAGCTTAATGGTAATGATTTTTTTGACTCCAATAGTAATGCTATAACTGAGTTGTATAAAACAATAAACTATCAATCGTTTGACACCATAATTTTCTTAACTAGAATCAATTATATAGATGCCATACTAAGTTATGCGTATATGGATCCCGACGACAGTACCACTTGGCATAGAAAAAAGAATCAGAAGGTTGTCGCTGAACCGTATACTATATCGCATAGTAAGATACATCATTTATTAAATGGATATCTATCGTATAACAAAATTAAACAGTATATACTTTCTGCTGTTACTACTTCTACCCAAGTATATGATTATGAGTACGACAATGTGGCTAATTTAATACTTAAATTAGAATTGGGAAGTGACATTGATCTAGTGCCAATGGACATTGATTATAAAAGTGTAGTAACAAATTATGATGAGGTTGTCACCGTCGTTAGTGAATTTGTAGCCCAGTATAACTTATTTGACATCAATTAATAGCTATTTTTAAAATAGGACTAAATAACTTACTATGAATAAAACTTGTAACTTGTGGAAACATATGGAACTCTGGCAATCAATAGCCGGCAACTCCTTTGCGCCAGCATATCCAACAAGTATTCGCGGATTAAATGAGGTACAAAGAATCTCGGGGATTAGGTAACAGGTTAGTATCATAAAGAACTTTATCTAAACCCCGAGAAACTTAACAGTCTCGGGGTTTTTTGCTTTAAGAGAAAGAAATTACTTGACAAGATTTGAGAAAAAGAGTAGAATACACTCTTGAAATATTGTGATACAGCAATGTACTGGGAACGTAGCCCAGATAGCGCACTTGAAACTTGCTATAAAAAGGCGGACAAGATACATAAAATCTGTGGCGATAACACAGAGAGTAAGACTCTTGAATAGGGTATAACCCTATTATAACGTGAGCAATCACGTTATTCTAAAGCATATTGTAAAAGTGTGCTTTAGAATACACTTTAGGTCAGACATTTGGCTGACTGGAAATCACCGCCCTAGAGTGTTTTAAATGTTAATTGGAAGATAGTGACGCTGGGCGTTAACGGGACTTGAAATCCTGACCACTGTTGATGAAACGGTGACAGTTCGATTCTGTTATCTTCCTCCAATAAACGGATTCCGTGGGTTCGAATCTCACCGCTTCCTCCAGCTTTTGTCTATGTGTGTACGGTTATCCATATGTGAGTAGTGAGTTAACCAAGCCATTCGTTATTGTACCTGAAGCCCGTAGCAAGTGTAGTAATGCACTCAGCGCACAACTTGGAAAGTGTGTAGCGGTAGACAAATTTATTTAATAGGGATTAAATCGATAAGAGCAGATACCAGTCTTTGAAACTGGGTGAGAAGGAGCGTTACCTTCAGTCCCTGCCAGTTATGGTGTTGTTAGTGTAATGGATGCACAACTGTCTGTGAAACAGTTAGGGAGGGTTCGATTCCCCACTTCACCCCAAAATTTGCCGCTTTAGCTGATATGGTTATAGCAACGGTTTGAAGCATCGTGGAACTAGGTTCGATTCCTAGAGGCGGCACCAAGAACATTATAAATATGCTTATGTTTCAAAAATTAAATATATCTTTTTTAGAGTTAGATTTTGTTAAATTAAAAGGAGTAAATGCGTTTGATCTTCCGAGGTTCAAAGAATTTACTATTTTAGACACTGACTATTTGTTTGCCATATTAAATAAACAAATTCAGTTTGATGTAACACCTCGAGTAAACATAACAGAAATTACATACCCTGGTGCCGGCCCTCATACTGATACTTGGCAAACTGCTCTTAATTTTTATTTTGATGCCAATGAAGATGAAACATTTTTTTGGAAAGAACTTAATGCAGCACCGGATTCAAAAAAAGGATTAGTATCCTACAATCAAAAAAATTTAGAAAAGATAGGTTCCTTTAAAGCAAATAAAGGAGATTGCTATTTATTAGATGTTGGTAACTCAATTCATTCTGTAAAAATGTATACGCCAAACACAACTCGAAAAATATTAAGATTATTTTGGCATGAATTATCATTTGAACAAGTATTACAAAGTTTGAAATTCGTGTAATATAAAAGAACGTGTCAATGTCCTCCGACTGTCGGAGGATGAAGTGCTGTGACAAGCATGGGTGTTCAATCAAAGACCGTGGCCGACAATGGGAACGGTTAATCTGCTTTGGCGATCACGGGTCATTAACTCAACTGGATAGAGTGCAAGTCTTCGAAACTTGACGTTAGGGGTTCAAATCCTCTATGGCCCACCAATATACTACTAAATAAACACAGCAACTATAATAGAAAAGGAGTTTTGTCGTGTCAGTATTAGCACTAGATATCTCAGGAACCCCCAGACAATGGATAACAAATGATACCGCAATTTCATACCACGCCACCAAATCAGTAGGTTGGAGTATGGGAGAGATTGTGGCTAGATATCGGGGTGGACTTCAAAATGATGGTACATCAAGTTACCTAGAAACTTCGTGTATCATTGCTATCAAGGGTCACGGGTTCAACCCACATAAACACGCCCAAGTAGCATTGAGTAATAAAACATTGTTTGGTAGGGATAGAAATCTGTGTGCCTATTGTGGCAAGTATTTTGCCAACTTCCATGCTTTAAGCAGAGACCATATTATTCCTAAAAGTAAGGGTGGAGACAATACTTGGATGAATGTAGTCACCTCTTGCCGCGATTGTAACAGTGAAAAAGGACATAAAAGTTTGAAGGAAGCAAGAATGGAATTGCTTTACCTACCATATGTACCTTCACATTTTGAAAATATGATTTTACAAAATCGTAATATTCTAGCCGATCAAATGGAATATTTGATTGCCGGCGTACCAAAACACAGTAGAATTTTGCTTTCCTAGAACTGAACGGTTGACAGTAATTAAGTTGCCTGCTATAATAGAGGCAAGTTAGAAATTTAGCTGGCGTTCGTATAATGGATAATACAAGGGATTTCTACTCCCTTTATGGCAGTTCGATTCTGTCACGCCGGACCAAAGTAATAAGCATCAAAAAAAGCTTGACAATAAAAGACAAGCTTGCTATAATGTGTTCTTACAGTCATTAACAAGGAGCAAGAATGAATGTCTACACACATCGTGTGACGTATCTGAAGTTCAGCGAAATTTTGGAGATGAATGTCGAAGTAACTTTTCGCACAACAACGGACATGGTTGCGCAGCATTATGCGGCCGCTAAGAAGTTGGCAGTGACAGACACTGTTGTGATTGAGCAGATTGAGGCTTGACAATAAATCAACACTCTGTTATAATAGTTGTATAGTGAGAAAGCAAGTCTCTCACGCTCTTTAAAAATTTATGAAAATATGACTGTGAGGTCATATTGAAGCTCTAGTGTAAATGAGCACATCCCCCTAAGTACTAGTCTTGGAAAACACGGGGAAAGAACACGCGGCTCAAAAAGCAGATGCGAGTGAGTTTCAATATGATCTTACACAACGGGACGTTAGCTCAGTTGGTAGAGCACCGGACTTTTAATCCGATTGTCGTGGGTTCGACCCCCGCACGTCCCACCAATATGCTCGATTCGTCTATCGGTTAGGACGCCGGGTTTTCATCCCGGCAAGAGCGGTTCGACTCCGCTATCGAGTACCATATAGAAATGCATTAGATCCCTTGTATGTTGCTAACCCACTATCGGTAGCGGCATATATCCCTTTTAGTGTGTTTCTATATGGTATGTGAGGGTGGTATGTAGGTTGGTAACCATTCCAGCGAGGACCGGGATTCCCAAGCCAGCAACACTGGCTACCATATATAAACACATTCTACCCTACCTTTGCTGGAACGGCTGCACAAGGATAGGCGAAAAGACCCGTTTGAATGTGTTTATATATGGTAAGTATAATAGGGGTAGCAGCGAGTGCCGAAAGGATGCGCTGTTATTAAATAACTATGTGAAGTGCCCCTAACTATGGTTACTATATAAAAACACCTGCTGGTGTATGTCTGACTGCAACAGCGTTATGGACTCGCTATCCTAAAATCTAGTGGGTGTTTTTATATAGTAAGTATAATGGAGAAGAAGCATCAATGGTGATGCAGTGGATTGTAAATCCGCCGCCTTCGGGCACGACTGGTTCGATCCCAGTATTCTCCACCAAAAATTCAATTCCCTTATAGCTCAGTCGGTAGAGCAGTTGACTGTTAATCAATTGGTCGGAGGTTCAAGTCCTTCTAAGGGAGCCAAATTCAATGTAAGACACCATATTGAAGCACATTTCTTTAAGGTTGTAAGCACTCTAGCTTAGCGACAGGCAATGCTAATACTCAACCAGCCTGAATGAGTGTGTTATGTGCTTCAATATGGTGTCTTTGTCTCTCAAGTGTTACGGCAGCACAAGGGCCTCCAAAGCCTTTAGCCGGGGTTCGACTCCCTGGAGGGACGCCAAAATATCACCGGGACTATAGCTCAATCGGTTAGAGCAAAGGACTTTAGGAATAAATACATTTATGTTAAAATGTAATTATTGTAACCGTGATGAAAAATCAGCCAACAGTAAGGTTCAACACGAACTATATTGTAAATCCAATCCTGATGCCAAAGTTAAAAAAGCATCGATGGGGATGTTAGGTAAACAGGGAGTAAATCCCTACCACAAGAGAAAGCCAAGAACAGTTACTGAAGAGGGTAAAGCAGCTATACGTCAAGCAAATGAAAATAGAGCATGGACTGATGAGCAAAGAGAAAAACATTCAGTTAGTATGAAGTTGGCAGTACAGAATAACCCCGAATCATATACCTCCTCTAATAGAGGAAGAACTAAACAGATTATTTATGACGGTGTAAAGTTTCAAGGAAACTGGGAACTTGACTTTTATAAATGGTGTAAAGAACATAATGTGAATTGTGTGCGTTACGCAGGAAAAGGTTTCAAATACGAATGGAATGGAATAAGAACTTATTTTCCGGATTTCTATTTACCAGATAAAAACATATATGTAGAAGTCAAAGGATATAAAACTGAACGAGATGCAGCTAAATGGGATCAATTCCCAGAACAGTTGCTAAAAATTCTGAAGGATGATATAATAGAGATACGACACAATTCATTTGTGTTATAGAACATCGGGACTAACGCCGTATTGGTTGCAGGCACCGCCCTCATAAGGCGGAGACGAAAGTCCATTGTCGGTTCGAATCCGACTGGTCCCACCAACTCTTCCTCTCACACACGGGATAAGATGGATAAGATAAAGTGTGTGGTGTGCGGGATTAGTTTAATGGTAAAACAGCAGATTTCCAATCTTCGGTCATCAGTTCGATTCTGATATCCCGCTCCATAATATTTGACTATTATTCGTGTATGATGTAAAATAGCTTTTGTAAGAAATTAATTGCTCCGATGGTGAAATAGGTAAACACAAGAGACTTGAGAGTAAAATTTGAGTGCCCTGAGGGAAATCTCAGGAGTAGAACCCGTCAAATTCGGTGAAGGCTGTAAAATGCTAATACCGAGCGAAGCTTAGTGAGAAATCACTTTGAACGTGTAGAGACTAGACGGCGGGCATCTAAGGTAGTAATACTATGATGAAGGTATAGTCCAGACCACCAAACCGAAAGGGTAGTGAAAACTATAGTGGTAAGAAAATCTCTCGCCGTAAGGCTTCCCGGTTCGATTCCGGGTCGGAGCACCATAGTTTTACAATTTGGAGAGCGGGCTGTGTGGCAAAGGCAGCACCCTGCTAAGGTGTAGGACGGTGATGAGCCGTTCGCAGGGTTCGATTCCCTGGCTCTCCGCCAAAATTAATGTGGGTGTGCGCTGAATGGTTAGGCACCTGATTGCAAATCAGTATAATGCAGGTTCAAGCCCTGTCACCCACTCCACTCAGACATTTGAATCAATGAATAAGTGATTCAAATTAATTTCAGCTTTTAATCTGATTAGTAAAGTAATACGTGGTAGAGGATTTATGTTAATAACACTATGCACTTCTTTAACATTGATCACGTGCGGGGTAGTCATTTCTAACTTGTCCACTACGATACAATCTTTTGGTTGGTACTTATAATAAGTCTGTACTTTTTCATTACACGCAACATACGATTCATTCGTTGGTTCCACTGTTGTTTTGTAAAACACAACGAAACTACGTTCACCGTTTAATATTGGAATATTAAAACTATAGGTACTTGTACCGGTATCAATATGTATGGGTGAAGTAGAAGATCCTTGCGTAATATTAAAGGCAATTGAATGTAATTGATCAGTCCATTCCAACCTATCTAGCTCTTGTTTTAACTCTGCTATTTGTAAAAATTGTCGGACATTGTCAGGAATATAAAAAAGATTAGATATGCCAAGATGTTCAGTTGGAAATAATGCAAACACCTGTTTTTGTATTGCATCTAGTTGTCCGATTTGAATAGGTGAATAGTATCTCATTGTGTTGTATTATCTAACGTACGGGCCCCAGGCGTGACCAATTAAAGAATATCGGACCCCTTGACTAATAGTAGTCACGTTATGAACGTAATGCGAGGGGAAAAATATTGCGGTACATTGCTGTCTAGAACAACGGTAGTCACCCACAAATAAATCACCACCTTCATATGCCTCATCCGCTGATAGCTGTAGTATTACATTTAGTTTCCTATCTAGGGCGTGATAAATGCTGCTGTATGAATCAGTATGATATCCAAATCCATCTCCCTCTGAGTATGCTTTCAGTTCATATGGTTCAATAAAACTGACATTTGCTTGCGATGAAATTATGTAATCTCCCCACAATGGATCTAATAGGTCATAAATCGCAAGTTCGGTATTAAATAATAAACAAGTGGAAAATGAAGCCTCACATCTTTCTGGAGTTTTACTACCTCGACGATGGACTCCTGAGGAGGGTTGCAATATGTGTGCTATTAATTCATTGGCTACTGTAACTGAGATTGCATTTTGTATTTCAACTACTGCACGTGAATAATCTATTGTGATTTCTGGTTTAGGCTGTACAGGTAAAAATCTCATTGAGTATTTAGTATGATACACAAAATAAAGTTTAAATCACTTGACATTTAATGTCAAGTGTAGTACAATGTGTTTATGTTGAGAAATCAGCAGCGTTCTTTAATAAGTTAGAAACAAATTTTGCACCGTTAGCATAGCTGGCCTAATGCGCTACCCTGTCACGGTAGAGATCAGGGGTTCAAATCCCCTACGGTGCGCCAAGTAAGTAATGAATGCCCTGGTGGCGAAATTGGTAGACGCACCAGATTTAGGTTCTGGCGCCGAAAGGCGTGTCGGTTCGAGTCCGACCTAGGGCACCAAACAAATTAAAAGCCTGTTTAGCTCAATCGGGAGAGCATTTTCTTGGGCTATGAGATAAATAATACAAAGAGGTATTATATGTCTTCAAAATATCAAATAATGTGTTCTTGTATTAAGTGTAAGCAAGAAACAACAACTAGTCAACTGTCTAGAAGTCACGGGGGGAAATGCCCTGGTGCAAAAACTCAAACAAGATTTCCGAACAATTTCGGAAGAACAGCTTGGAACAAAGACCTTAAAGGAGATGAGAGATGTTCACGCAAAGGGATCAATGTTGGTAGAACATTGACGGAACAACAAAAAAATCATCTATCAAGTATTGCCAAAGCACGAGGCTTAGGTGGCTATCAGCCTAATGCGGGTAGAAGTAAGAAGTTTTATGTTCCGGATTCATTCGGTAAAGAAGTATGTCTTCAAAGTACATTTGAATTAAAATGTAGTCAATTACTAAATGACTTACAAATTCACTGGATTAGACCTACTGCATTGAAATACGATAACAGGAATTATTTCGCGGATTTTTATCTTCCGAAATATGATCTGTACCTAGATCCAAAGAATTCGTATAAAGCAAAACTTGATACGAATAAGATAGAAAAAGTCAAAGAACAAAATAATGTCAAGGTCATAGTTTTATTAGAACATGAACTGACGCATGAATTCATTAAGAGCCTTTGTAGTTAAACGGTATACCGTCCGCTTATCAAGCGGGTATCATAAGTTCAATTATTGTCGAAGGCACCAAGAATATGGGGGATTGATGTAATGGGAGCCTGGGACCTTTGCAAGGTCTTCGTGAGAGTTCGATTCTCTCATCCTCCACCATACAGTCGGGTATCTCAAGAGGAAGTAGAGCCTCCCTCATAAGGAGGAATGTGCGATTTCAAGCATCGCCCCGACTACCATAATTAATGCTTTATTTTCAAAATAGTCGTACATTTAATAAATACATTTAGATGAGACCACACACATTATGTTACACCTAATAACACATTTCACTGACAAGTTTTTTAATTTTCTAGCTGAAGATCCAGTTAGACCTTCTATTCCTCACTTGGACCGTATTGGTGATAACAGAGATATTTTTGTTTTCAGAGGTGAAGACGAAACGGTCCGAGCGATTACTTGTGTGAGTTATAGAAGTGAGATTCCCAGTAGAGAGGGTGATTTATTCACTGAATGCACTAATCCTAGTATAGCAGTATTTTACACGATTTGGAGTTACAAACCGGGTGCAGGTAGACAGTTAATTTTTGATAGTGTAAAACATATAAAAGAAAGTAATCCAAACATTGAACGTTTTGTCACACTTAGCCCAAAGACTGAAATGGCACGTAGATTTCATCTAAAGAACGGTGCTACGATTTTTAAGGAAAATGACGAAACAGTAAACTATGAATATATTAGTTTATAAGTAATTTGCGGGGTAGGGAAGTAGTAACCCGTCAGGCTCATAACCTGAAGATCGTCGGTGCGAATCCGACCCCCGCTTAAAAGTTTGCCGGTTTAGCTCATTTGGTAGAGCGCCGCTCTTGTAAGGCGGATGTGGTCAGTTCGAATCCGACAATCGGCACCAAATAAAAAATAAGAAAGTTTCGGAGTGTAGCACAGCCTGGTAGTGCGCTGCGTTTGGGACGCAGAGGTCCAAGGTTCGAATCCTTGTACTCCGACCAAAGTGTTTTAACTAAAGGAAAATGATATGACTTGTAGAGGATATGATCCAAAGGCCGTTAAGATCGGCAAACCAATAAAGCTGGTGGCTGCCGCTATTCACAATCCGCATCTTCGTGGATCATTTATTCGGGGATATGTTACTATTGAAAAAGAAAATTCACGTTCACCTGGTGGAAAAGTAGACAAGAAGTAAGAGAATTATGCATCGTTAGCTCAGTCTGGTTAGAGCATCTGGTTTACATCCAGAGGGTCCGCGGTTCGAGTCCGTGACGATGTACCATACAATGCGGGATTAGTTTAATGGTCAAACGAAACCTTGCCAAGGTTTAGTCAGGAGTTCGATTCTCCTATCCCGCTCCAAAACAGTTTAACATTTAAAGGAAATATAATGCCACGTATCTCAAGCGAGAAAGCGGTAGAAGCAGTAGGTAATCGTTATAATCTAGTTCTCATTGCTTCAATTAGGGCCCGAGAATTGAAAAGAGGGTATCGTCCAAAGATAACTACCACAGAAGGTAATGGGCCAATCATTACTGCCCTAGCAGAAGTGCAAGCAGGGTTAATTGGTGTAGAATATCTTAAACGTGTGAAAAAATAATAATTAGACCCTTCGGGGTCTTTTTTTTGGCTATTTGATTCCAATAATCATAAATCGCGTATAACCCCACGTGTGATAGTCAATAGCAAGTGATCCGCTATATAGCAGAGTTGTCATTTGATATCTATTTTGTAACTCTTCTAGTGAAGTTACACTCTGTGAAATATGCCATTTATCGTTATCTAGGGGCATATTAGTGGATTGAAGACATACAATGCTTCCTGTAGGAATGTTGGTGTACCATGCAGTATCTTCAAATTGGTCTACACTACAATTAATATAAACGGTGTTACTATCATAGGTAAACGCAACAGTGCTAGCGTCAACTGTATGATTATAAACTTTTGGTGATTCGTATAGCCAAGTGTCGCATATTTTATTAGCGACGGCCGTGGCTTCACTATCAACATCATACGCATTGAACTCCGCATAGTAATTGGGCTTACGGACTATCATCATAAAGGCTAATGTGTTGTGCCAAGCACCGAGAATATTAACAGTCGGGGCAGTTACGCGGTTAGTTAGAATGTTTTCTAATTCCTCACACAACCATATCTTACTTTTCACAAGACCATGGGCAAACGATTGGTATGGCGTATTCATCTAAACGTACTACTTTCGTGTAGCGTAGTATCTAATAGAGTTGAAATAACATTTCCCCACTTAATGCTATGCGTGGTTGGTTTTAATTTTTTAAGTAAGGATATCTTTATCAATAATAAGTTCAAAGTAGCACTAGTTACATTTTCCCACCCATAGCTTCGTCTTCTAGGCTCTGTAATGCCTGGTTCTATCTGCCGATACATACGTTGCTTTAACAAGGCTACATCTTCCGATCCTATGTGGCTATCGATATGTAATGCTATCATTTTACAACTAGCTTCTAGGCTATGCCCGATCATGTTACCTATTCCCGGTATACCCTTATCCCGCATAAATCTTTCATAGCTAGAAAATTCCAACCTAAATGGCGACAATAGCTTTGCTTTTTTGTCTACTTGTACCCAAGGCCAATCACCACCAATCACCGGAAAATAACTACATTGCTCTATCAACCACAAGTGTGTGGCAACGTGAGGCTCTGTTATGTGATAGGGAGCCAGATAATCATAATATTTGCCGCTAGAGTAAAACTCACCCGCATCTAATTCTATTAATATCTGTTCAACATTATGATTTCTACAAAATTTTTCAGCATAATACAAATCGTGTGTATTGATTATCATATTATCAATTTTGATGATCATTGTAATAGCCTTAACCGGTATCTTTTTGCGTAAACAAGAAAGCAATACTAGCTCACTGTCTAGCCCGCCACTATACAGAACCTCTACAAACTTGGTTTGCCTAACAGCTAGGTGATCATAGAAGATGTCGGCAATATCGCGGCCCCTCTCAAAGTCTACATCTAATAATTCTGTGGTAAAATGATTGTTACTAGCGCCTAATTCTAGTGAACATTGTTTGAAATCCTGTAACCCTACATTCCATTGCATAGTGCTATTTAGTATGGGCTGAAAATTGGCATAAATTTTGGAAAAATACCGGATAAAAATCAGTTTTAAAGGTTGACAATAAATCAATTTGGGTATATAATACACTTATGAACTCGAAAATCACGCGCAAGCGTCGTTCTGACCGAAATCAAGTCATCTATTACATCACAAATGTAGAGACCGGTGACTCCTATATCGGTTTGACGGCGCTTAGTTTTGGCGGTTCTGTCAAGCGAACCCTGACACGCCGTATGCAAAAACACTTGCAACGTGCGATGACTGAGACAAAAAATTGGAGCCTGTGCTTGTCATTGCGCAAGCATGGTCCTGAAGCATTTGTATTTGGCCCGTTGTCAACTGTTCGCGGCAAGGCTCAAGCGCATCAACGCGAGCTAGAATTGATCCGTGAATATGATCCGCAGTTGAACACATTCAAATAGATCGGGAAAACAAAATGTTGCGTAAGATTACTATTTGTGTTATAATACTATTATTAATAATAGCTTTTCTGTGGGCGCAATCACCCGCTGAAGGGTTTGTAGAGAATGAACAACAAACTGAGGTATAAAAATGTTATTGAGTACAGTTAATATTGCGTTCGACCACAAGATCACCGGTGGCAGTGATTATCAATGGTCTTGCTACGGTGCCGATAGTAGGCATATGGATTACGAGTCCGAGTTTGCCGATTCAACTGTAGTGTTTGATGGTAAAACCCAAGAAATTTATGAAGCGGTTGTCTATCCTAAATCCGAAGATATGCCCGCGCCATATCGGTGGATAAATCCTGAGTACCTAGCTGCGTATAAGCGTGAGTGTCATAAGAAACAAGTTGATCCATACAAGGCGTGGGATGATGTTACATGGTTTGATTTGGAGTTGGAATCAGATTGGCTAGAAAAAGCCCAGGCTATTTTTAATAACTTGCCGTTTGATAGGCGTATTCAAGTTCCGCTTGATTTGGAAGATGATTTGGTACTACAGTTGGCACTAGAGGCACACAAGCGAGATGTTACGCTAAACAAAATGGTAGAAATTATTCTAAAAAATATTATAGATCAGAAAGAGGGTGAGTGATGAGTAAGAAGTCAGAATGGGTTTTGGTAGAAGCAGTATCAATGTTTCGTATGCGGTACATGGTTGAGGTGCCAATTGGTAAGACAGAATGGGCCCTTGACACTGTTACTATGAACGAAGCTGGTGAATTTTCACAAGAACACATGGGTGAGACCATTGTTAGCCATCGTGTTGTTGATAAAAAACAAGCACTGGCGCTATGTGATAGTGATAATAAGTATGCATCAACATGGAGCAAGGAAGCTAAGATTAAGACTTTCTTCACCACAGCCGATCCAGCTGAACTAGCAGAAGAATAGTATGGAAAATCTTGTTAAATTCAGTGATGAGGATTGGGAAAAGTTCTCAGTATGGCTTACCGGGATGCTGTCTATCTCTGAGGTAACCGTAACTTTCACTAAGAAAGATATGACTACCCGGGTAATGCGGTGTACCCTGCAGCCCAATTTGATTCCAAAACTACCAGTAACGGAAGATAAGCCTATCCGCAAAAAGTCAGAAACTAGCATAGCAGTGTATGATTTAGAAGCGGCGGCGTGGCGTAGTTTTATTACACGATCAGTAACTGCAATTTCAATCACTATTTGACAATAAATACAGGTTGTGCTATACTGTATTAAGTTGTTAATCAATTTGGGATTTAATATGAGTAAGCAAGTGTTGTCGTTCAAAGTTCCCCAGATTAAGTCTCGGGTACATTATATTTTGTTTGCTGAAGATTCTCCCTTCAAACCCAAATCAGTAAAGCGTAAAGATTCCTACCAACGTAGGCCCAAGCACAAAAACGCATCTGAAAATACTGGTTGACAGTAAATCAGTTTGGGTATATAATAGAGTCTTAATCAGTTAACTAAAGGAATTTTTATGACTGACATTTCTGAAATCAACCGTGCTATTCTTTCTGGTAACTTTACTAATGACCAACTGATTAGCATCGGTGATGCCATCAAGTTTGCTCGTGGTCAAATCGCACAGAAAAACAAGTACACCCTGACAGTGGGCACTAAGGTTCAATTCACTAGCACCCGCACCGGACAAACGGTAATGGGTAATGTTGAAAAGGTAAATCGTAAGTTCATCATTGTCAGATCAGGGATGACTAATTGGCGTGTCCCTGCCTCAATGTTGCAAGCATCTTAACAATGGCGTTCCATCTTGAAGGGCCTTGGCTTAACACTACGGGCAAGAAAAAAGGTAAGGTAAAATTCGCCAGCGCGGAAGCCAAGCGCCAGCATATTGCATTAGAAGAGGAATGGCAGAAAAAGAATGTTGAATGGGCCAAACTCAGCAAGCCGGTAAAGCAGGTTAAAGCTAAACCAGCCGCAGTTACTGCTAGCAATACCCCCGCCCCGCATAAAAGTCTTAATTTATGGGTTACTGGACCTGTTAGCAGCAAGCCCCCTCAGTATTACACAGGGACAAAAATGCGAGGAATTTCTACACTTCATAAGTCTAATGCAGTTCCGGTCTTTTCCGATGAGGAAATTATCGACATAGCTACCATGCGCCGAGGTTGACAATACCATAATTCACCCTTGAGGCATAAGTATAAGTATGATAGCAAAAGAAATTATAAACGAATCTGGACTTAGCAGAGTCTATCGATCTACCCAAAAGCACGATTACGGCACCATCACCGCGTTCCGTTATGCGCCAGAGTGCGGCACTGGTGAACCCTACACATATCAGCAAAATCAACAGCGAAACAAAAGCCTCTTAGCTAAACTAAGGTCTGCTGGATATGGTGTCACCGCTATCAAGGGCAGTTATATCGAAAACTACGGTTCACAAGATGCCCGCGAGGTTGGAGAGAACAGTTTCCTAGTGATAGACCTACAGGACAAGGGCAGTCTAAAGCAGGCACTCCTAGCACTAGGTGAAGAGTTCGAACAAGACTCTATCATCTATGGGGCAGCAGGCGCTGTCGGTGCCTTGATTGGCACCAATCACTGCCCAGAGGGATATCCAGGCTACCACAATGAGGTACCACAGGGCGGCGCGCTATTTGGCAAGTCTGGTGAGTTTATGAGCAGGGTTAAGGGTCGTCCATTCGTGTTTGCCGAGTCAGCCGAGATTATGGAGTATGGAGTGGCCAGATATCCTTCTGAGCTACGAGGACCACGTACCATTGGCACCAAGCCCTGGCAAGACCTAGAAATTTGACAGTAGTAGGATGCGTCGAGGTTGACAATAAATGGCACCTGTGCTATAATATCTTTATACAGTTAGATAAAGGACTCGAAATGCGTACAAAAACACTTGCTCACGGTTTGAAGAATTCTCAAAAAGTTCGGGTGATTTTTAAAGGCGATGGTAGTGAAAACGACATCGGCATGTATCTTACTGTCAAGCAAATGTCGGAGCAATTTGCTACTGTCAACGCCCGCACGTTGGCGTGGGATGCATTGATGGAACTTGTTCGCAAGCGTTTTCTTGCCCCTACTTTCAAGGAATCTGTCCCAACTGGGCTAGGTACTACAATCCGTGGCAAACAAATTCAAATTGATTTGATGTAAACGGTTGACAATAAATCGGTTTGGGTGTATAATACATCTATAGACAGTTAGATAACGGAGCACGAAATGACCAAGACTGAACAAATGATTCTCTCTGAAATTGCAAAGCGTGGTTTCTTCAATATTGAAACCTGCTATGGACGAGGTGCCGGTGGAGGTTATGGTATCCGTGCTCGCAATGCTATGTTCAAGTTGGAAAAGATTGGTCTGATTAAGATCACCCATCGTGAATCTTGGCAAGATTGCAATCGTGGTAACAGTCGAGGTGGTACAATTTTCCACGTGGAATTGACAAAAAACGCTTGACATTAAATGGATTTGGGTGTATAAT